TACGCCTCCTATCTCGACCACGCCGCGAGCAACGCCGGCCACCAGGCCGATGCGCTGCGTGCCCGCGCGTCGGACACCCGCGCCCACGCCTTCGACGGCGTGCGCGAGGCGGTCGACGCGCTGAGGGCCGCCATGCGCGCAAGCGGTGAGGACGGGGCGGATGCGCTCGACGAGGCGAGGGCGGCGGCCGACCGGGTGACGGAGGCGCTGGACACAGCCGGTCAGGCGGGCCGGGCAGCGGGCGCGGCCAATGCCGACGGCGCGGATCAGGCCGCGAGCGGCTGGGCGGCGGTCACCGCGACGCTGGCCGACTATGGCGCCAAGGCTCGCGACATCGGCACGGATATCGGCCAGTCCCTCGTGGGCGCCTTCCGCAGCGCCGAGGACGCAGTGGCCGAGTTCGTGAAGTCCGGCAAGCTCGACTTCCGCGATCTGGTGACTTCGCTGATCGCCGATCTGGCCCGGCTCGCCGCCCGGCGGTTCATCCTTGGCCCCATGGCCAGCGCCCTCGGTGGCATCCTCGGCGGCGCCGGCGGGCTCTTTGCTGGCGTGTTTCATGCGGGCGGTGTGGTCGGCGGACCTGCGCCGTCGCGCATGGTCCCCGCCATGGCCTTTGCCGGAGCACCCCGGATGCATTCGGGTGGTTGGGCCGGCCTGCGTCCCGACGAGGTGCCCGCGATCCTGCAGCGCGGTGAGCGGGTGCTGTCGCGCCGCGAGGCACAGAGCTACGGCGCCGGCGGCGGCGTCACCATCAACATCAACACCCGCGACGCGGAAAGCTTCCGGCAATCTCGGACACAGGTCGCGGCCGACATTGCCCGGGCGGTGTCGCTGGGCAGACGGGGGCTCTGAGCCATGGCATTTCACGAGGTGCGGTTTCCGGACAACATCAGCCGCGGCGCGCGCGGCGGGCCCGAGCGGCGCACACAGATCGTCGAGCTTGCCTCGGGCGACGAGGAGCGCAACGCCAGCTGGGCGAACTCACGCCGCCGCTACGATGTCGCTTACGGCATCCGCCGCGCCGACGATCTCGCCGCCGTCGTGGCCTTCTTCGAGGCGCGGAACGGGCGGCTTTTCGGCTTCCGGTTCAAGGACTGGGCGGACTGGAAGTCGTGCGCACCATCGCAGACGCCATCTGCGACCGACCAGGTCATCGGCGCCGGGGACGGCACGACGACGGCGTTCCAGCTGGTGAAGGCCTACGCTTCGGGCTCGCAAAGCTGGACCCGCACCATCGCCAAGCCCGTCGCCGGCACGGTGCGCGTCGCCATTGATGGCACCGAGCAGGCAAGCGGCTGGTCCGTCGACACCACCACCGGCCTCGTCACCTTCAACACCGCCCCAGCAACGGGCGCCGCCATCACCGCCGGCTTCGAATTCGATGTCCCCGTCCGTTTCGACACGGACACGCTCGACTTGACGCTCGACATCGAGCGCCTCGGCTCCATCACCTCCATCTCGCTCCTGGAGATCCGGCGATGAACGACACCGGCAGCTTCGTCGCGGCCGTGCTGCGCGAGCTCGCGGCTTCGACGGCAGTGATCCTGGCCGCCTGGGGCGCGCTTGGCGGGGCAACGAACGCGCTGACCACGAAGATGCGGCTGCGCGATGCGCTCCGGCACATCCTGCTCGGCGGGCTGATCGCGGCCGGCATGGGCAGCCTGTCGATGGCCGTGATCACCAGCTGGCTCGGCCTCCCGCCAGAGGCGATCCCGGCAGGTGGCGCCGCCGGTTCTGCCGCCTACCTGGTTGGGGTCTTCGGTCCGGCGGTGATCGAGCTGGTGCTCGCCCGCCTTCGCCGAGCGCGGGAGGGCGGCGATGACTGATCTCGTCCGCGTCCTGCGCGGCCTGCGGCGTCTCACCGACGATCCGCGCGACGCTTTCGCTCACCGTCTGCGCATCGGCCTCGCGGTCGCCGCGCTGATCCTGATCCTCTCGCTACTCGGATAGTTCCATGCAGATGACCGACCGGGGCCTGCTGGCCCTTGCCCGGCACGAAGGTATCGTGCCTGGGCCCTATCGCAATTCCACCGGCACCTGGACCTTCGGCATCGGCCACACCGCCGCCGGGCCGCCCGATCCGGCGACCATGCCCCGCGGCATGCCCGACGATCTCGACACCGGGATCCGCGAGGCGTTCCGGCTGTTTCGTGCCGATCTCGCGCGCTACGAAGCCGACGTCCGGCGCGCCGTGACCGTGCCGATCGAGCCGCATGAGTTCGATGCGCTGGTGTCGTTCCACTACAACACCGGCGGCATTGCCCGGGCGGCGCTGACCCGGCATCTCAATGCCGGCAATCGCGTCACGGCTGCCGACGCGTTTCTCAACTGGCGCAAGCCTGCGTCCATCATTCCGCGCCGGGAGGCCGAGCGCGACCTGTTCCGCCACGGCCGCTATCCCAGCGGGCCGATACCGGTCTGGCCCGTGGACCATGCGGGTCGCGTCGACTTCTCGCGGCCCGTCCGACGTCTCACCGAGACGCAAGCTCTGGCACTTCTGCGCCCCGCCACGACCAGACCCAGCCCTGACACGCCGACCGGCTGGCTTGCCCGGTTGGTCACAATCCTCAACCGGCTGTTCAAAAGGAACTGATCCCCATGCGCTACATCCGACCGACCTCTCTGACCTGGTGGGCGGGACTGCTCGCCATGCTCACGGGTATTGCATCTGTCGCGCTTCCCGCCACCGGCCCGCTCGCCGAACTGTCCCGCCTCGTTGCGCTGCTCGCCGGCTCGGGCGACGCTTCGCCCGCCGGGCTCATCTTCCTAGGCTTCGGCCTGATCGGCCTGCGTGACCGGATCGAGCGGGGATTCCGCGGTGATGGCTGAGTTCCTGATCTGGCTGGTGGCGGCTCTGGGCGCGGTCGGAGGCATTGTCCTCGGCCGGGTCTGGGGTCGTGTGGAAGGTAAGCGTCAGGGCAAACGGGAGGCAGAACGCGATGCATTGGAAGACACGATCGGACGCGTCGAGCGCGGCCGAGATGCGGTTCGCGATGGCCGCGACGCTGGCGATCCTGCTGACCGGCTGCGCTGTAACGATGGTGCCTGGTGATGCCGGCTGCATCTCCTACGCAGAGACTCGGCTGGCCCGGCCTCCTGCGGCGACCGTGACGCAGGTGCCGCCGGCATGGGCCGACTGGATCGCCGATCTCGATGACCGCATGACGGGGACCTGCCGATGAAAACCGTCTCGGCAGAACTGCAAGCCCATCTCGATGAGGGTACCACGACGCTTGCCTGGTGCTGGCGCATCACCCGCGCCGACGGCCAGGTGTTCGGCTTCACCGACCACGACCTGCCTCTGACCTTCGACGGCACGAGTTTCGAGCCCGAGAGCGGCTTTGCGGCTTCGGAACTGCGCGCGGGTTCCGATCTCGCGGTCGATGCGCAGGATGCGGAAGGCGTGCTGCGGTCGGGGCTCATCACCGAAGCCGACATCGCCGCGGGGCTCTGGGACGGGGCGGCGGTCGAGGTCTGGCGGGTGAACTGGCAGGACACCAGCCAGCGTTTGCTCATGCGGCGCGGGGCCATCGGCGAGATCCGGCGCGGGCGGGTCGCCTTCACCGCCGAGATGCGCTCGCTCGCCCATGTGCTGGACCAGCCAGTCGGCCGAAGCTTTCAGGCCGGATGCGACGCGGTGCTGGGCGATGAACGCTGCGGGATCAACCTGGAGAACGCGGCCTGGAAGGGCACAGGCACGGTTGCCGTGCTGCTGCGCGACCGGGCGTTCTCGGTCTCGGGGCTTTCTGGCTTTGGCGCGGGGCTCTTCACCTTCGGCACGCTGACCTGGGACAAGGGCGCCAATGCCGGGAGGCGGGTGGAGGTGGAGCGCCACGAGGTCGCCACGACGGGTGAGGCGATCATCACGCTGCTGGAATCGCCCGGCAGTCCTATCTCCGCGAACGACGCCTTCACCATCCGCGCGGGCTGTGACAAGGCCTTCGCCACCTGCCGCGATCGCTTTGGCAACACGGCCAACTTCCGGGGCTTCCCGCATATCCCCGGCAATGACACCGTGCTGCGTTACGCCTCACAGGGCCGGGCCAATGACGGGAGCGTGCTGTGACCGCGGGCTTCATCCGCCGCCCGGTCGCGCGGGCTAGGGTAATCAACGCCGCGCGGTGCTGGCTTGGTACGCCCTACCACGACCAGCAGAGCGTGAGGGGCGTCGGCTGCGACTGCCTCGGCCTCGCGCGCGGCGTTTGGCGCGAGGTGGTTGGGCCGGAACCTTTCCCGATCCCGCCCTACGGCCGCGACTGGGGCGAGACTGGCCCTAGGGAGGTGCTGGCCGTGGGCGCGCGCGGCTGCATGATCGAGGTCGGGCCTGGTGAGGCCCCACCCGGCGCGCTGCTGATGTTCCGCATGCGCGAGCGGGCCATCGCCAAGCATGTCGGCATCTTGTCGGACAGCAACACGCTCATTCACGCCCGCGAACGGCTGGGCGTGATCGAGGAACCCTTCACCCGAGCCTGGCGGCGGCGTCTCGCCTTCGCCTTTCTCTACCCGCAACCAAGGAGGCGCTGATGGCGACCCTCGTGCTCGGCCTTGCCGGTCAGGCCATCGGCGCCTCGATCGGCGGCTCGATCCTTGGCATTTCTGCCGCCACCATCGGTGGCGCGATCGGCACCATGGCGGGCTCGGTCGTCGACAGCTGGATCGTGGGCGCGCTCCAGCCCGATCAGCGCTACGAGGGCGCAAGGCTGGACAGCCTGCGGGTCACCTCGGCCACCGAGGGCACCACGATCCCCCGCGTCTTCGGCCGCATGCGTCTTGGCGGCAACATCATCTGGGCAACCGACTTCACCGAGCACGTCAGCACCACGACGCAGGGCGGCGGCAAGGGTGGTGGGCCGAGCGTCACCACCACCGAGTATTCCTACACCGCCTCCTTCGCGGTTGCGCTCTGCGAAGGTCCGATTACCGGCATCGGCCGCATCTGGGCCGATGGCGAGTTGCTCGATACCTCGACCGTCACCTGGCGCTGGTATTCGGGCGACGACGTGCAGGCGGCCGACCCGTTCATCGCCGCGAAGATGGGGGCCGAGGGCGCGCCGGCCTATCGCGGCACGGCCTATGCCGTTTTCGAGGAACTCGACCTCACGCCCTTCGGCAACCGCATCCCGCAGCTGACCTTCGAGGTGTTCCGGCCTTTGGCCGACCCCGACACCGCCGAAGGCGCGATCCGCGCCGTCACCATGATCCCCGGCGCGGGCGAGTTCGTCTATGCCACCGAGCCGGTGATGCGGACCGAAGGCGCGAAGACGACGCCCGAGAACGTTCATGCCGAGACCGACCGGGCGGATTTCCCGGTCTCCCTCGACCGGCTGGAGGCGCTGGCGCCGGGGGTGGAGAGCGTGAGCCTCGTGGTCGCCTGGTTCGGCAACGACCTGCGCGCCGGGGAGTGCGAGATCCGCCCCGGCGTCGAGACCGCGACCAAGACCACCACGCCGCAGGTCTGGCAGGTGAACGGGGTGGACCGCGCTGCGGCGCATCTCGTCTCCACCGACACCGAGGGCCGGCCCGTCTTTGGCGGCACGCCGAGAGACGCGGTCGTGGTGCAGGCGATCAAGGAGCTGAAGGCGCGCGGCTACCGCGTCACCTTCTATCCCTTCCTGCTGATGGATGTGCCCGAGGGGAACACGCTGCCAGACCCGTATTCCGACAACGCCGCCACCGTCGGCCAGCCGGCGCTTCCCTGGCGCGGGCGGACCACCTGTTCGCCGGCGGCGGGTTACGTGGGCACGATGGACAAGACCGGCGCGGCGGCCAGCCAGGTCGCGGCGTTCTTCGGATCGGCGATGCCGGCCAATTTCACGGTTGTGGGCGAGACCGTCTCCTGGACCGGTGGCAACGACTGGGGCTGGCGGCGGATGATCCTCCACTACGCCCACCTCTGCACGGCAGCCGGCGGGGTCGATGCCTTCCTGATCGGCTCCGAGCTGTGCGGGCTGACCACCATCCGCGACAGCGCTACCACCTATCCTGCGGTGCAGGAACTCATCAGCCTTGCGGCCGACGTGCGCTCCATCCTCGGGCCGTCCACGAAGATCAGCTACGCGGCCGACTGGACGGAGTACTTTGGCCACCAGCCGCAGGACGGCAGCGGTGACGTGTTCTTCCATCTCGATCCCTTGTGGGCCGATGCCAACATCGATTTCGTCGGCATCGACAACTACATGCCGCTGTCCGACTGGCGCGATGGGTTCGAACATCTGGACGCGCAAGCGGGCTGGCCTGCCGTTTACGACCGCGCCTACCTGCAATCGAACATCGCCGGCGGCGAGGGCTTCGACTGGTTCCATGCCAGCGCGGCCGACCGCGAGGCGCAGCTGCGCAGCCCGATCTCGGATGGCGACTACGGCGAGGACTGGATCTGGCGCTTCAAGGATCTGGCGAGCTGGTGGCGGGAGCCGCATCACGACCGGCCGGCCGGCATGCGCCTCGGCATCGCCACGCAGGGCGCGGCGCCGCTCGGCTGGAACCCCATCGGCGCGGGCGTCACCCTCACGGCCGGCGCCGGCAGCCATCGCGGCTTCACGGCGCCGGCGCGGATCGGGAGCGGCGGGGCGACCTGGCATGGCGCGACGCCGGGCTTCTTCAGCTTCGCGCCGGGCGAGCGGGTCGCGATCTCGGCTTACGTCTCGGCCGGCAGCTCGGGCAAGGCCATGCTCGACTTCGCCGCCTCCGGCGCGGGCGACACGGGCGTGGTGGTCAACCTCGCCACCGGCGCCATGGAGAGCTGGTTCGAGGGCCCGAACCCGATGGTCTCGAGGGCGCTTGTCGATCTCGGCGGGGGCGTCTGGCGCATCGACATGGTGGTGGACGTGACGGTGGCCGCGTCCAACTACCAGCTGCGCCTCGGGCCGCGCTCGGCCACGGTGGGCGAGGACGTGCTCGCCTTCGGCATCGAGGCGGTGATCGAGGGCAAGTCCAGCACCGCGTGGGTGCCGCAATCGAAGCCCATCCGCTTCACGGAGCTTGGCTGCCCAGCGGTGGATCGCGGCACGAACCAGCCCAATGTGTTCGTCGATCCGAAATCCTCGGAAAGCGCGCTGCCCTGGTTCTCGCGGGGCTGGCGGGACGATGCCATCCAGCGCAGCTATCTCGAGGCGACCGCGCTCTACTGGGCCGATCCGGCGAACAACCCGGCCTCCAGCCTCACCGGCCTGCCGATGATCGACACGGGCGAATGCGCCGCCTGGACCTGGGACGCGCGCCCGCATCCGTTCTTCCCGGCCCTCACCGACGTCTGGTCGGACGGCGCCAACTGGCAGCTTGGCCACTGGCTCACGGGCCGGCTCGGCGCGGTGTCGCTCGCCGCGCTCGTGCGGCACCTGTGCCTGTCCGCAGGCATGGATGAAGCCCACATCGACGTCTCAGGCCTCTGGGGCGCGGTCGAGGGGCTGGTGGTCCCCGCCATCGAAAGCCCCCGCACCACGATCTCCATGCTCGCGCGGCACTTCGCCTTCGATGCCGTGGAGAGCGAGGGCGTGATCCGCTTTGTCATGCGCGGCCGCGCGTCCGTGGCCACCATTACGCCCGGCGATCACGTTGCGGGCGAGGCCGAGGATATTGAGCGCAGCCGCGGGCAGGAAACCGAATTGCCGCAAGTGCTGCGCTGGAGCGTCGCCCGTGCCGACGAGGATTACGACAGCGCCCTCGTCGAGGCCCGCCGGATCACCACCGGTGCGGTGCGCATTACCGCCGAAAGCTTCCCCGTGGCGGTCGCCCCCGAGGAAGCAGAACGACGCTGCCGCCGGGCGCTGATGGAAACCTGGACAGGCCGCGAGCGGGCGATCTTTGTGCTCCCGCCCTCGCGCCTCGCCCTCGATCCGGGCGATGTGGTGGTGCTCGAGGACGGGACCGCCACCGAGTTCCGCCTCATGCGCATCGCCGATGGGGTTGCCCGCCGCATCGAGGCGACCCGACAGGACCGCGAGGTTTACGACCTGCCGCCGGGGGCCCAGCGCACCGCCGCCGTCGCCCGCTCCGTGCCGCTTGGCGCGCCGCAGGTGGCGATCCTCGATCTGCCGCAGCTGACCAGCGCGCACATCCCGCCCCGGCCGCTCATTGCCGTCGATGCCGATCCGTGGCCGGGCACGGTTGCCGTCCTGCGCTCCCCGGAGACGTCAGGCTGGGCAAGCTTCGCCACCGTCACCCGCCGCGCGCGGATCGGCACGCTGGCCGCCGATCTTCCCACCGGACCTGTCTGGAGATGGGATCAGGGCGCGGTCATGGAGATCGACCTTTCCTGGGGCCAGCTCGAGAGCGTGCCCGAGTTGCAGCTCTCTGCCGGCAGCAATGCCTTCGCCGTGGAGAGCGCGCCAGGCACTTGGGAGGTGCTGCAGGCCCGTGACGTGACGCTCGTCGCCCCCGGGCGCTATCGCCTGACCACGCTCCTGCGCGGCCAGCGCGGGACCGAAGCCGCCATCGGCAATCCGGCGCCCGCCGGGGCGCGGGTGGTGGTCCTGGATGTTGCCGTCACCGAACTGCCCTTCACGGCTGGCGAGATCGGCCTGCCGTGGAACCTCGCCGTGGGACCGGCCACGCGGCCTGTGTCCGATGCGAGTTGCACGACGCTGTCGTTCACGCCATCGGGCGCCTCTCTCCGGCCCTTCGCATCGGTGCACCTCGGGGCAAGGGCCGAGCCATCCGGCGACATCACCCTATTCTGGACCCGGCGATCCCGCGACCCGGCCGCCGACAGCTGGGAAGCCACCGAGGTGCCGCTCCTCGACCAGCCCGAAGCGTGGGAGATCGACATTCTCGACGGGGCAACCGTGAAGCGCACGCTGACGGCGGGAACAACAACGACCACGTACAGCACCGCCGAGCAGGTCGTCGATTGGGGCGCGGCACTGGCTCCGGGCGCCGCGCTGACCATCCGTGTCGCCCAACTCTCGCCCTCGCTCGGTCGGGGGACGCCTGCCGAGGCCACCGTCATCATCAGATGAGGCACCAATGACCACCCCGAACCTCGCGCTTCCCTACATCGCCGCCGCCCAGGCGCAGAAGCATGTCACCCACAATGCGGCCCTCGACCTGCTCGACGGGCTCGAGCAACTCTCCGTGAAGGACCGGGATCTGACAGCGCCGCCGGCGAGCCCCGCCGAGGGCGACCGCTACATCGTCGGCGCCGGCGCCACCGGCGCATGGGCCGGTTGGGACGGGGATGTGGCGCTGTTCTCGAGCGGTGCTTGGCTGCGCCTGTCCGCGCGCGAAGGCTGGCGTGTCTGGGTCGAAGACGAGGCGACGCTTCTCGTGAGAACGGGCGGTGCCTGGATCGCGCTCGATGCCGCTTTAGGGCTAGTGAAGCCCGGCACAGACGTCACCCTGGCGCTCGGCCCGGGCGGTGCTGCCACGCGCCTCACCATTGCCGAGGAAACGCTCACGGGCCTCTCAGGTCCCACCGTCACCTCGTCCGTAGCCATCCCGGCCCGCGCCATCGCGCTCTGCGTCTCGACCCGCACCACCGCCGCGATCACCGGCGCCACCAGCTACGACTGCGGCATCGCCGGCAGCCCGTCGAAGTTCGGCGGCTCCCTCGGCACCGCCGCCGGCGCCTCCAACATCGGCATCATCTGGCCCGAGGCCTTCTGGGCCGATACGCCCGTCGTCCTCACCGCCAACGGCGGCGACTTCACCGGCGGCGCCGTGCGCATCGCCATCCATGCCTTCGAGTTCACCGCGCCAGACTGAGGCCGCCATGACACCTCCCAGATCCGAGCAGGGTGTCGAGGGAGGCCCCGCGCAAGTGGCCCGGGGACATCGGCAGATCACCCGATCGCGGCCCGGATCGCCAGGGCGACGACGGCAAGCGCGGCGAGGCTCGCCCCGTAGATCAGGGCGAACCAGGCAAGCCGTTTCCACAGCGGGGCACGGGCCATCAGTGATAGCCCTCTCCCTCGCGCACCTTGCCGCGGAAAACCCAGTAGGCATAGCCAGTATAGCCCAGGATCAGCGGGAGCAGGATCGCCACGCCGACAAGCGTGAAGGCAAGGCTCGAAGCCGGCGCGGCGGCGTCCCAGATCGTCAGCGCGGGCGGCACCATCATCGGATAGAAACTGATGCCGATGCCCGCGAAGCTCACCACGAAGAAGCCAAGCGCCGACAGGAACGGCTGGGCATCCCGATGCGCGTTCAGCCCGGTGAAGAAGGACCAGGCCAGCGCCAGCATCACCAGCGGCACCACCATCGTCCACAGGCTGCCGGGCAGGTTGAACCAGCGGTGGAAATAGATCGGCTCGAGGAAGGGTGTGATGAGGCTCACCAGGCCGATCAGCGCCAGCATCGCGCCGCCCAGCCACCAGGCCAGATCGCGCATCCGCAGCTGCAGCGAGCCTTCAGTCTTGAGCACCAGCCAGGTGGCGCCCAGAAGCGCATAGCCCACGACAAGCGCCACCCCCGTCAGCACCGAGAAAGGTGTCAGCCAGTCCCACCAGCCGCCGGCATAGGCACGCCCCTCGACGGGTATGCCCTGCACCAGCGCCCCCAGCGCGATGCCCTGCGCGAAGGCCGCCAGCAGCGAGCCGCCGAAGAAGGCGGCATCCCATACCGGTTTCCAGCGCCGGGTGCGCCAGCGGTATTCGAAGGCCACGCCACGGAAGACGAGCGCCAGCAGCATGGCGGTGATCGGCACATAGAGCGCCGTCATCACCACCGAATAGGCCAGCGGGAACACCGCAAAGAGCCCGCCGCCGCCGAGGACCAGCCAGGTCTCGTTGCCGTCCCACACCGGCGCGACCGAGTTCATCATCACGTCGCGTTCGCGCGTCGAGCGGCCGAGCGGGAACAGGATGCCGACGCCGAGATCGAAGCCGTCGAGCATGACATAGACCAGCACCGCCAGGGCGATCAGGCCGGCCCAGATGAAGGCAAGTGTCTCGAAATCCATCTGTCCTACTCCTGCGGAATCACGTCGGGGTCGAAATGCGGTGCGAGCGCCGGGCGCGGCGTCCCCGGATCGTCGCGATCCGGCGCATGTTCGGCGGGGCGCTTTCCCATCATGCGCAGGATGTAGAAGGTGCCCGCCCCGAAGATGAAGAAATAGACCACGATGAAGGCCATGAGCGAGGCACCGACCGCCGGGGCGTCCACCGCCGAGAGTGACTCGGAGGTGCGCAACAGCCCATAGACCGTGTAGGGCTGCCGGCCCACCTCCGTCGTGATCCAGCCCGCCAGCACCGCGACAAAGCCCGCCGGCCCCATCACCACGGCGGCGCGGTGCAGCCAGGGCGCGTCAAAGAGCCGGCCGCGCCAGCGCGCCCAGGCCGACCAGAGGCCGATCCCCAGCATGGCAAAGCCGAGCGCCACCATGACGCGGAACGACCAGAACACGATCGGCACGGGCGGCCATTCGCTGCGCGGAAACTCGGTCAGCCCCTGGATCTGGCTCGTCAGATCATGCTTGAGGATGAGCGAGCCCAGATAGGGCACCTCAATGGCGTATTTCATCTCGGCCTCGTCCACATCCGGCCAGCCGAAGAGGATGAGCGGCTGATTGTCGCCCTCGGCGCGGAAGTGGCCCTCCATCGCCGCCACCTTCACCGGCTGATGCTCCAGCGTGTTCAGCCCGTGCAGATCGCCGGCGGCAATCTGGATCGGCGTGACCAGAAGCGCCATCCACATCGCCATCGAGAAGGCGCGGCGCGACTCCGGGTCGGTCCGGTCGCGCAAGAGGTGGAAGGCCGAGACGGCGCCGACCACGAAGGCGGTGGTCAGATAGGCCGCCAGCACCATGTGCACGAGCCGGTAGGGGAAGGAGGGGTTGAAGACGATCGCCCACCAGTCCTCGGGCACGAACTGGCCGGCCTCGTTCATGGCGTAGCCCTGGGGCGTCTGCATCCAGCTGTTGACGCTGAGGATCCAGAAGGCCGAGGCCAGGGTGCCCACCGCCACCAGCGCGGTGGCGAGCATGTGCAGCCCGTCGCCCACACGCTCGCGGCCAAAGAGCATGATGCCCAGGAAGCCGGCCTCGAGGAAGAAGGCCGAGAGCACTTCATAGGCCAGCATCGGCCCGATCACGGGGCCGGCCTTGTCCGAGAACACGGCCCAGTTGGTGCCGAACTGGTAGGACATCACGATCCCCGACACCACGCCCATGCCGAAGGCGACGGCAAAGATCTTCTTCCAGTAGTCGAAGAGGTTGAGATAGGTCCGGTCGCGCGTGGCCAGCCACAGCCCGTTCAGCACGGCCAGGTAGCTTGCCAGGCCGATCGAAAAGGCCGGGAAGATGATGTGAAACGAGACGGTGAACGCGAACTGCAATCGCGCGAGCGTCTCGGCGGTCATGCCTTCGAACATGTCAACATCCCTGCATGGGCAGCGGGGTGACCGGACGAACCCGCCCCGCCGGAGTTTCACAATGCCTCGGGAGTAGGTCGGTGGTCGTGATCACCCCGAGGCCATTGCGGTTGATGGAGGCCAGCCGGGCATCGACCTGCCCCAAGAGCGCTTCGCGGCTGACTACACCGTCAGCGGCAACATCGTTGAATTCCATCCGCATGCGGACCTGCATCTTGTTGCAAACTTTGCAGTCAACATGCAAGTATGGTTTGCAGCTTGGCGACTGCGGCACGATATGACTTATCGACACACCATTCTGCTGATCACTCCTGACCCCCTGTTTCGGCTGGCGGTAGAGACGGCGGTTCAGGGTCTGGGCGAGTACCGCCTGTTCACTTGCGATGGCGTCAACGAAGCCAGGAACAGGCTCGACAGCCACGAGATCAGCCTGATCCTGTGCGATGTGGACGCCGCCGAGGAGGGGTGCCGATCCCTCATCGTCGCCTGCCGAATGACCCATCCGAAAGTCTGCCGGATCATCGTTGGCAGCGCACAGAAGCCGAAGATCGCTGACAAGGTGGCGCGCGATTGCTCGGCCTTCGCCGTGATGCTGAAGCCGGTCATCCCCCTGCAGGTCGAGCTGATCGTCAAGCGCGCACTGGAGCTTTCCGAGCTGTCGCGCCGCCACAGGGTGCTCTCGCGCGAGCTCGGCATCTCCATGGATGACGACATCTTCGGCATGGCGCCCAAGATGGAGGTGGCCGGCGGCGCCTCGCAATTCGAGAAGCTGGTCTATGCCAGCGCACCCATGGCGGCGCTGGTGGCCGAGGCGCGCCAGGCGGCGAAGACCGAGCTTCCGGTGCTGATTACCGGCGAGACCGGAACCGGCAAGGAGCTTCTGGCCCGCGCCATTCATTTCAACTCGTCGCGCGCCCGGACCCAGATCCATGTGCAGAA